TTACTTTTACAGTAGCCTCTTGCTCAATAAAGTCATAGTTCCAGTATGGGTTTAGTCCACTGCGGTTAGCACGCATGATGTCGTCACCTGTCGAAGGATCAGCAACAGTTGTGTTTGGGCGTACCTTACGATACTTACCGTCAGTTGCTCCCTCGTTTAGAGATGTGTTTAGTGAGCGTGATTCATTAGTTGCCATTATTGACCTTTCTTAGGTGCTGGAGATTTAACACTTGTTTCTTTATCTCTGCGATAAAGTCCACTAGGACTTTGTAAGTCTGAGTTCTTAATGCTCCAAGGATCTGCAGCATGAGCTTCATTGCCTGCTCTAGCGGCGCCAGTAGCTTTTGCTAAAAGAGATAATCCATCGGGTGAACTAAACCCTTTACGTACTTTCTCACGACGAGGTACAAACTTCATTTTTTACCGGCTTTCTTTGGTGACTTCTTGGCTTTTAACTTTTCCTTCTCCTTAGCGGCATCCGCAGCAGTCTTTACCTTTAAAGGTACGACCTTATATGCGGCTTTCTTGCCGTCAGGAGTAGTAATAGCCATAATGTTAGTATCTCTCTATTTTCTTTAATTGTCAGCCTTTGGGCGTTTTTGTATACGTGGACGAATAACACGTTTTGTCCTAGCCACATACTTTTTAGTGTTTCTGCGCCTAGCTATGCCTTGTTCTGATCCCGGAGCAAGAGTGTAGGCCTGTCCACCTGTCCAACGACCAGAAGAGCGTCGGTCCCATTCTGGGGTTCGTACTTGACGAGTAGAAGCTTCTGCTCTTTTTCTAGGCTTAGTCGCTTTAGGTGCAGCTGCGGATCTAGGTACAGAACGACGTGGTGGCTTACCGCCTGTTTTAGCGCTCACTCATAGCTCGTTTCATATGTTTACCGTAGAGCCCATTACGACAAGTTGGGCACATTTTTCCGTCTGTGTACATAGCTTGAACTGGGGTCATAAATAACCCGCATTTAGGACACTCAACACTACCATCATAGATAGTTTCAGTTGTGACTGGCTCTACCATACTGACTCACTAACGTTACGTCCTGTTCCTTGGTAAGAACCTGCGGATTGACTAAAGTCAGTTCTTGTTGGTTGGAATTCCGAATCAACATTCATAACATCTTCTACACCAAGCTCACGGGTTCTGTAGCCAAATCTTGGTGGGAATAGTTGTACCTGAGGTAGTGGTGGTCGAACAATGTCTTGAATCATCATTGCTGGAAGAGTTACTGAGCGAACAGCTCTAGTTAACAAAGCTTCTTGTACGCTACCGAAGGGCCCCATGTAGTCGTACCGGATCTCCGGTCCGTTATCTACTATCGGGCGTCCTTTAGTATGATCATAAATACTATCTTGTTGTGGCATTACTTCCACCTAGGTTGTAGATGTACAAACTGCTGTGCAACTCTTGGGTTAAACTCAGCGGGTACATTTGAAGAAATATTTGCTTTGCCATCATTTACTAGATGTGGTCTTGGAGCTAGGGCTTGCTTAGGAGCATTTCTACGAACATTCATAGTCTGTGCGCCATCATTTTCTACCAACTCTACACCGATCTTTAATCTACGATCTGGTTTTAAAGCTGAAGGCCACATGTACTCACCCGGATCAATACGCTCACCTTTGTGAACTCCGCGTTGATATCCTCTTTGATTCTGTCTTGCTTTAAGAGAATCTAAAACAGTATCTGTACCATTACCACGGTCATCACGACGTGAACGAATAGTTCCTAGATAACCATCAGGATATTCTGCAGAGGGAGTTCGTCCTACACCTAGACGCAAGAAATCCATAGAGCTGCGAGGTACGATAGGCGTGCCGCCACCACCTGTTGTGGTGTAAGCGCCTATGTACCCGCTAGCCCCTAGGTACTGCCAATTCTGATGTGAGGATGCCATATCAGAAGTTTACTTCTTCTACTTGGCTTTGGCCTTCTTAGTAGCCTTTTTATTTGATGCTTCCTGGGTATCAGCAAGGAATTTCATAACTGAAGGTAGGGCTGCAGTTACGATACCGAATGCTGGGTCCTTTGGGTTCAATGCACGGATTGCTACTGGAAGAACGGCTGCTAGACCTGCTGCAATTAATGCCTTAGGGTCTGTGTTTCCGGTTGTCCATAGAGCTACCGCTGCTGCAAGAAATGAGCGGCCATAAGATGAAAGCATTGCTTTAGCTTTTGAATCGAACTTCATTTATTACTCCTTATTTATGTTTCTCTAATAGTAATACATAGAGATCGTCAACTCTTTGTTCTAAACGGTTAACAGAATCTTTTAAACTGCTGCCACCATTTGGTTTAAGTTCTGTAAGATAGTGTTTAACCATCCAACGAACCATAATAGCTATTGATCCGACAAGTGAAGCAATTGTAAGGCAAAAAGCTGCCCAATCTTGTGGTGACATTAATTCTCCCGAAGAATCTAGAATTGTGGGATAACTATGATACACAAGTTACACCATGTCATGTTAAAGTATGATCATAGATAGAAGGAGAAAAAATAATTCTACTGCGCCTATTCGCAGCACTAATCCTCATACTATTTCTCTCTATTCTGGGACAAAATTCAGCAACAGCAGAAGACACGCCTGTAACTACGGTGGTAGTTAGTCCTGCTTCCACACCGTCTTCGAACGAAGCGACTCCAACTCCATCTCCAAGTCCAGAACCCGTTGTTGTAACTTCGGCCCCTCAAACCTCCAATACGACAAGTTCTGCTGAGGCAAGTCCATCCCCGACGCCAAGTTCTTCGCCAACTTCTGGTTCATCCGAGCCAAGTCCGACTCCTGCGCCTGTATCTTCGCCTGAGCCCACTTCAACTGAATCGACAGCTTCAAACAGTTCTTCTTCTCAGGCTGGTACCACTGTATCCACGACACAAGGTAGCCCAATACAAACGTCACCAACAACAGTAGAGACTCCAACGGTAACCTCCGTTCAAGCAAAAATAGAGGGTGCAACTGTAACACTCAACACAGCTATTCAAGGTGCAAGTACAGAACAAAAGACTGCAGCAGCTCCTGAAGTTCAAGCTGCTCAAGTTGCAATTACTGCAGCGGAGTCAGCTACTGCCGTAGCTGTTGTAGCTCAAGCTGCTGTGGATTCCCAAACAGCTGTAGTGGCTGTTGCTACCACTGCAGTTGATTCTGCCACTGCAACTGTAGCAACAGCAACTGCGGCAGTAGATTCTCAAACAGCTGTAGTTGCTACAGCTACTACTAATTTAACAAACGCTCAAGCTACTTTAACTACGCTTCAAAATACCCCAGTAAATAGTAAAACATACACAACTGCTGGATATGTAGCGCCAACCCCAGTAGACACGCCAACCGTTACTACCACCACTTTGCCGGTCATGTATGACGCGGCAACTAAAATTCAAACCCCATTTGATATAAAGATGGGGAATACCGTTTACGAAGGTCAGGGCGCAAACAGTCAGATCTATGTAACTTCTAAAGCAACTATTACGTTTGGTACCGGAGACTATAACTGGTGGGATTTCCCTAACGGCCCAAGCATCTCTGTGTTTGCTAGCGATTATCAGAACGCTGGACCTGGAGCATCAACAGTAGTTAAGACTACGGAAACCACGTTAGAAGTTGACTGGAATCTTCATAAGTTTGCTGACCCAAATGGTCCAATCACTAACGTTAATTGGAAGATGACAGTCAACCCTACAACTGGTGAGTGGACGGGTAGCGGGACTATCTCAGGCAACACGACAGGGTTATGGAATGGTCCTCGTACAGGTGTGCGTGAGGCCTCAGGTCAGCCTGTGCAGCAGATGACTAATGTAACTAATGAAACATTGACTGCTCAAATTGCAACTCAAACTGCAGTTGTTGCTGATAAAACAGAGGTAAAAGCAGAAGCAATAACTACTTTAACAACTTTAACAGCTGAAAAAACAACAGCAGAGACAAATTTAACTGCTGCCCAGACAACGCTATCAACAGAGCAGGCAAACCTAACTACTACTCAAACAAACCTAACAAATGCTGTAACTACAGCAAACGCTTTAGCAGATACTGCAACAGCAACAGTTGCCTCTGCGGTTACAGCTCTTCAAACTCCGATTCCTCAGCCGACTCCAACACCTGAGCCAACTCCCGCACCGCAACCAGAGCCGATGCCACAGCCAACACCACAACCGACACCGCAGCCAACACCACAACCCGAACCTTCACCACAACCTACTCCTCAACCCGAGCCAACTCCTGAACCTGCGCCGCAGCCAACCCCAGAGCCTGCACCAGTTCCTGAGCCAACTCCTGAACCTGCTCCTGAGCAGCCTGCAGAGCCAGAGCCAACTCCTGAAGAGCCACCTGTGGCAATTCCTGATCCTGAGCCATTGCCTACTGAGCCTGCCATAGAAGAGCCAGAGAAACCCACAGAACCCCAACCAGAACCGGTAGAACCCGAAGCGCCACCCGTAGAACCCGAGGCGCCTGAGGAACCTTCCACACCCGAGGAACCAACACCAGAACCAGAGTCACCAGAGCCAGAGCCAGAAAATCCGTCCACAGAACCATCACAACCTCCTATTGAAGATACAACACCTGAGCCTACCACACCTGCAGAAGAAGTTGCATCAGCAGTAAAAGATGCTAAAGCTGATGGTGTGGTAACTGAAGCAGAAAAAGCTGTGATTGCTAACGCTTTAATTGAAGCGGCTAATGGCGGTCCGGTGTCTGCTGCTGCAATTGTTGAAGCTGGTCTTGAGTACAAAGATCTTCCACCAGAGACTCCGGTAGAGGTTAGACAGGATGAAAATGGTAACGAAGTTATAATTACAGCAGACGTTGCCGCAGCCCTCGTACTACTAGAGAACCCTGCGGAGTTAATTGGCGCAATATTTAGCGATCCGGGCGAAGCCCTTAAAGCACTTGGAAACATAGGTGCTGATATGTCACCAGAAGAACGAGAAGAAGCACAAAAAATGGTAGTTGCTGCAATTATTGCGGGTAATGCCGCACTTAATGCAGTAGGTATTGCTGCAGCTGCTGCAGGTGGAACCACAACGGGTGGATCAACTGGTGGTGGAGGCGGAAGTTCTGGTGGCGGTGGCGCTTCCGGAGAAACTAAAGGCGTTAGGAGACGTAGACCTTGAAAATTATTAAAGACATGATTGACCAACTATGGACATTGTTAGGCATGTTTATTGCCTGGGTTGTTCTGGATGGATCTGCAAAGACCGTAGTTGGCTATGCAATTGTCGGAACATTAATTGCTTGGGCAATCACCTATCCCCTTCGTAATCCAAAGGATGAGGAATGAAATCAATCGGAAATATTATTTTAAGAATTGTAGCTACATTTGCAGCTAGCGGACTATCAGTAATTGGTGCCGGAGCTATTGCAGGAGTAGATACTATCACCGCCGTAACAGTTGCTGGTCTTACAGCAGTTGCCGCAGTCGTAGAGAAGCTAGCACGTGGCTTTATGAATGACGGCAAACTTGATCTTGATGAAATTAACGCAGCGTTTGCCGCTGTGGATACTAAGGCAAAAAGCGCCGCAGATCTTCAAGTTGAAGCTAAACAAAACGGACAGAACATAACAATTGCTGCAACTGGAGCAGTATCTTATGCAGCAGCAACTAAGCCAGATGGACAGGTTCCAGAAGAACACCCTGTTGATGAAGATTGGGCTAAGGAGAACAACTAATGGCAGATCAAGGCACAGCAGCAAAACTTATTGAAGTTGCTACAGCAGAACTAGGAACTATTGAAGGTCCTAAAGATAATGAGACAAAGTACGGCGCTTTCACTAAGGCTAATTTCCAGCCATGGTGCGGCTCTTTCGTAATGTGGTGCGCTAACGAAGCTGGAGTAAAGGTACCTAATACCGTATACACCCCAGGTGGCGCAGCGGCATTTAAGAAAGCTAATGCTTGGATTGACGGAGACCTTGCAGACCCAGAACCAGGGGATATCGCTTATTTTGATTTCCCATCAGACGGTGTCGATAGAATCAGTCACGTAGGTATTGTTGTAAAAGACAATGGCGATGGAACAGTTTGGTGTATTGAAGGAAATACCAGCCCAGATGAAAAGGGCTCACAGCGTAACGGTGGACAGGTTTCTAAGAAGCTCCGTGCTTATAAGAAGAACCCTAAGAAGGTAATGATTTCTATCGTTGGCTTTGGTCGTCCTAAGTTCAAAGATACAAGAGCTGCATCTGCAGCACCAGCAAAGTGTGCTTGCTGCGGTAAGTAATAGTTAAATAAAAGACCCCCGGTTATTAGCCGGGGGTTTTTTATTATCCTCCAAGAACTACTAGTTCTCGTCTAGGATCAATATCTTTACCAATTAGTAGAGAAATAATTCCTGGAGCACTATCCAACCCAGACTTATCTCTAAACCAAGCTGACCCATTATCCATAGATGGGTTTTGAATAAACAATCTTGGACCTACATTTTGTGCACGATAATGATGGTAGTGACCAACGTTAAGGATATCTGCATCCGCTACTGAACAACGTCCCATTACCTGACCTTGCCACCACTTAACCATATCTCGTGCTTGATGACCATGAGCCATGCCATACATGACCCCACTTAGGTTTACAGTCAATGTACTGTCATCTGCTGCAGGATATCTAAACTCTACACGTTCACGTAAGAAATCATTTTCTTTACAGATGTCTTCTACTTGCGCTACAACATCAATCTGCCAAGAATCCTCTGGTCGACCTACTAAGAAGCGCTGCACTTCATCATGATTTCCAGGCACTACTGGAACAATAATCTTTGCAAATGGAGCAAGAGCCTTAATCTGCGCTAAAAGCATTCTACGTCCTACACGAACTTGCTCTGATACGCCAATATCATGACGCCCCATTACTTTACCTTTTTGGCTAGTCATACCCTCAATACAATCACCAAGTTGTGGCAAAGCAATTTGTCCAATTGCATTTGGATACTTTGCCACCAAGTATTCGTGATGCGCTACAGACTCGTCAATAGATTTAAGAACCCTATCAATAATTGCAGGGGTATCATCTTTACCGTACTGTGTATCGCCTACGCTATACACAGCTGTTAGATCTCCAGTAAAACTACGTTCGTATGCTTGTGGAGACCAATCAGAAATCTTTGTCAATAGTCCTTCTAAATCATAATCTGGTTTTGTTTGAGTTTCAGCGGGTACAACGTTAACTCTGAAAGACTCTAACCAATCACCATTAAACGTTTGCCAACGAGATCTACGATGAGATACAACAGTCCATTCAGCTGGATCTAGTTTTGCTTCAATTAAAATTTCTTCTGCGCCAGGAGTATTGCCATCTGGACGTGGGGTGGAAACAATAAAGCCACCATCAGTTCCAATTTCGGAACGAGGTCTCCAAGCTTCTGGAATGTTTTTATTAGCTTTATCTGAACCTTGATTACCTGCTTGTATGATTGAATCATAATCATCTGCTAAAGACATACACAATCTCCTCTACGGTGGTCACGAACAGCGGTTTTACCGAACGTGCCCCCAGCACGACGGAGCAATAAAAATAAATCTTTTGTGCTTAAGTCATCATCTTCCATAGCGAATTCAAATGCTTTTTTATCTTCGTCTGAAAGAGTGGCGGCCCATTGGCCTACAATGCAATTCTTTATACTTCCCAATGACTTTGCTTCTGCGTACAAATCTTGTAGCGACACTAGTGCCTCCTTTTATGCTCCAATTGCAGTACTAGGCCCTAGAGGAAACCTCTAAGACCTAGTAACTAGCATACACGAAATTAGTAAGAAGCGCCTGCTCCGGAATCGAAGTTAGTACGATCACGCTTTACAGCAGTCTTGATAATCTTTCCATTAGCCTGTGTTTGACCGGCTGAAGGATCGGTTAGCTTTGTGTAACGAGCCTTGATTGAGTATGCAGCTCCGTTACGATCTTGAGCAGGTAGTGAAGCTTGAACGTTTGAACGTGGAGCACCTTTTGATCCGTATGGATCTCCAGCCTGTGCGCCTTTCTTAGGTACAAGTGTTCCTGCTTTTGGTGATGCAGAAGGAGAGCTAAAGCCAATTCCCTCTTTCATCATAGGTTGACGGCCTTGCTTTGCCATACCTGCAAGCGCCTCGTCAGGGCTTGGGATTGAGCTTTTTGCCATGGGGTTCCTAACTGTTTAGAGATCTCTTAAAATAAAGAATATATCAACTTACATTGATAGTAAAGACTATCGCTGAAATTTGTCCGTCCCGTGAGTCCACGGTAGTAAATCCTGGTCGGCAGCTAAGGTCTAAACCTCTAGGGGCAACGTAGCCTCTAGCAATAGCAATAGCCTTGACAGCCTGGTTTACAGCGGATGCTCCTACTGCACGCAGTTTAACCTGCGGACGCTCATAGAGCGCATGAGCAATAGCTGAGCCCACTGATTGAGCATTAGATCCTGCGCTTACACGTAGGAACTGCTCCTCTGTTGTATCTTTTTCAATCACGAGTTTGTAGTCCTTTGGATTCGATTATTAGTCGCCCACCCAAGGAAAAAGGTACGTTATTTACGGAGTTAAGTCAGGGTATCCAGCTTCTTTTAATAGCCTAATTAGATCGTCTAAACGTAAAACTGCTGGCCAATCACCGATAGTTGCAGGCCCTTGTCCATTAAGGCGAAGAACAGCTATAGGGAGAGTAACCCCATCGCTACGTTCTTTTAGCTGTTTTATAGCTGCACTGGGGTTAAAGTCTTTTCTAGCCTTTACTTCCCAATCAATGCCTATAGTTCCCGTGACATCGGTACCTGATCTTCCGGCCCCAGTAGATTTTGCATAGGGCCACCCCTCTGCAACAAGCTTCTCTGCCAAGATATCTTGAGATTTATAGCCACGATGTTTTCTACCTTGTGAAGGCATCTTGCATCCTAACTTGAATTAAGAACTTAAGATCATCAATAGAACCGTTATTAAGAAAGATTTGATCTACTTTGTACCCATCCATTTGCGTCTCAGATATGTGAGCGTTTACTGCTTCAACACCGGGACGCTTTACACGCCACAACTGTCCGCCTAGCTCAGATATGTGCTTAGCCTCGTTCTCAAAACGAACATCAGTAATAACTACACGATCTCCTGGAGAAACGCTACGTAAAGCAACCTTTACCCAAATATCTTCGTCAATTAACTTACGAGCTGCTACGCCTAAATCTTGAAGCAACCTGCGTACTTGTGGTTCTTGTTTTGCATTGTCCCATCCAACTAAGTTGACTAAGTCTTTTAAGTAACCTGTTGGACTGCAGGAAACCATAGGGTTAACCTCATAGATAAATTCACGTATCGCATCAGCAAAAGCTACACGTCGATATCCATAACGCTCTACAAGAATACTTGCAAGCGTATCTTTACCGGACTGTGCGTAGCCTGTAAGGCCAATTACGTCATAAGACTTTTTAATACCAAGCTCTTCATCTGTAAATAAAGACATTTGTTCCCAGGTCATGGTGTCAACCAACTGCTTCTGCCGGTTGCCTTATTAATATTTACACGGCGGGTAATCTCACGATTGATAAGAGAAATATCTTTTGATAAACGTTCAGAGATAATATGAATAAGACCGTGATAGTTGGATAGTTCCTGCAAAGCGTTAACCTTTTCACGGTAGTCTGGATCAACCTCGATCTCAGCATCAATCATAGCGATGGCTGTGCCATTCTTTTTTAATGCTAGGCGTTTCTGAGCTTTAACAAAAGAAAGATTCTTATCAGCTTCAGCCTTATCTACCTCAGCACACCATAGTTGTAAATTAATAAATTCTAAGTAGGCTACGTACTTTGTATACAAATCCATAACCTGTTCTTCCATCAAACCTGTAATGTCTGAGGGTAACGAGGGGGCATCATAACCATAGTGTTGGTTTACTGACATACCTTGTTGTTCTAAAGCGGTGATAGTTTTACTACTAGCCTCCGCTACTTTTAATTCGATTGGACTCATCATTATGCCTCCACATTCTCTTTGAGCCAGATTGCCCACTCTTTTTGTAGATCCTCTTCTTCTATAGAGTCATCGTAACCCATCTCTAGAAGATGTTCAATAAAGTCGTCATCTACTATATAGACAGGTAAGCCATCTAAAGTAATACCATTTTCTGTGCGTTCGACATTCATTGTCCGCCCCATCCTCCGCCTTTTAAGTGAATCCCAAAGTTTGAGTACTGACGAAAAGCTTCGCCACCACACTCGCATAATACAGCTGGTGTTGGGCCTTCTGCAATTGGGAAGAAGGTCTCAAAGACAACCTGACACTTAGGACACTTGTACTCGTAGTTAGGCATCGGTGCTCCTAAAAGGCTCACAACGTTTGCAGCCGTTGATTGGGTCTATATTACATACTGGTGGGCGCTTGTTATCAACTGCCCAGGCAACATCTAAGGCGCTCTCAAAGATCTCTTTTGTGTACTCTGGGTTATAAGTGACCACGAACTCTTTATAATCTTGAGTTGATTTAAGCTCATAGATAAATACAATCTCATTTGGTGCTGAGGGTATCTCTCCAGCTTCAACCATCAAGTGAGTTAGGTGCAGGTAAACCTGACCCTGAAGTTGGTGTGCTCTAAAGGGAGCCCTAATATTCCGCCAAGCCTTCTCTATATCTCCGTCTGCCTGTGTTAACAAAGCAGGGGCTTCAAAGCGCAGTGTTCCCGGACCAATTGATTTAATCTCAATAAGAAAGTCTTCTCCCAAACCTTTTACCCAGCCGTCAGAGTGACCAGAGATCATATGCTTAGGGCTATGCAAGGGAACTTCACGGTACTCAAAGGTACCGCACTCATCATTAAAATCTAGTTCGGAAGCAAGTTCCCAGTCTGATGGGCCACAGCCACTGCACTCCCACTTACCGTACAGTACGCCCATCTCTTTAAGCCATGTTTGCCACTTGTCATGAATGTAGTGACCTTCAGCAAAGATAGAAGCTAAGCGTAGATTTGGTTTCTCACGAACCTCTTTATAGTTACCTGATAATGCATGATAAGAAGCTAGGTGACACCACTCAGGTTTAATGATGTCAGAAGGATGTAGAACGGCCATATTACGAGAATCAAAAGGCTTAGACAATAGGTGGCGTTCGATAGCCCCCACTAAACGACTCTCACGCTTATTAGCATCTAGGAATGCCTTTAATGCGCTTGTTTTAGGTTTGCCCGTACTTACCATCCTGGTTTATCCATTCGTCTAATGTTAATCCTTGTTTTGTATATTTTCTTTGAGCTGCATTTCTTTCTCTGTGGGACATGCCCCCAAATATTCCGTGCAACTCATCGTTTATGATAGCTTCTTTAAGACACTCTTTGCGAACTGGACATGCCGGTCGGCCGTCCTTCCCCCAACAGATTGCTTTAGCTTTATCCGCTATCGGTTTGTATAGAGCCTTATCTCTTGGAGGAAAAAACATCTCTGTATCTTCTCCGCGACACTTAGCACTATAACGCCAAGCCCACTTGGGCTCGTCTGGGTTTTCCATTTAGTCACCTCTGATTGAATTACGAAGTTCAAAGAAATCCTCCTCTACTAAAACTACGTAGTTCTCTCCGTCAAGGTGAAGACCTAAAACTGGGATGCGACTATCTAAAATCGCCTCAGTAGTGATCTTCTTTAGAACATCTGATTTAATGGTTACTGACTTTTTGCCAGTCCATTTGTGCTCAATCAAAAGTTCGTCATTGCGTACATCCCCTTTACGAGACCAAAAAGCTCCAGAAGCTGCGGATCGTTTTCCGTCAATCTTCTTAGCCAATCGCTTCTCATGTTTTAGTGATTGCTTCTGTCCCTCACTCTTCATCCGAGTCCTCATGTAATGCAAGGATAGGCTGTGCCTTAAGAGTACTTAAGACTGCCGTACTTAGCTCTTCTCTAAGATCAATCTCTTCTCGTAAAGAGTCGATCAGAGCTTGAGCACCCTGCCACTTACGGTCACCATAATACATCCATCCTCCACGGCGTTCTACAATCCCGTTAAGAATAGACAGGGCAACAATTTCTTTTCCTGTGTCATAGCCACCGGCATCTATAGCTCCACCGTCAGCAAAGTAGAAATCAAGGTATGCAGTCTGTTGTGGTGGGAAAGTCTTATTCTTAATAGTTCTTACGCGGATAGTCTGACCCACCCGACGCTTGCTCTCTCCAGTGCCCACCTCTAGCCAATCATCGCGCTTTACTTCGCATCGAACGCTATAGGCGTAGTCCTTGCCAAGCCCACCAGGGGTGGTTCTAGGATCTCCGTGCATAACACCGATCTTCATTCGATACTGATTAATCATAATTCCTAAAACTGGTCGTTCTGATTCGATGAGGTCTCGTTTGGTAGCTGACGCCACTTTTCTAAAAAACTTATTGGTAATAAGTGCGCCACGACCCACAGTAAATTCTTCCATGTGTTTTTCATCTTCTGCGCTAGGAACAAGGGCTGGAAGGGAATCCACAACAACCATGTCAACAGCCTTGCTTTCCATAAACTGAATGACCGCATCAAAAGCATCCTCCATACTATTAGTTTCTACAAGTAGAACTCGACTGTTATCAACTCCGCAAAGCTCTGCGTACTTTGAATCAAAATCTTCTGCTGCAATCCAAACTGCAGTAAAGTCTGGGTTGAGCTTTTGATTAGCAGCAATTGTCCTTAGAGCAATAGCTGTCTTGCCATGTGATGCCTCTCCAACTAGTTCAACCCAACGATTCATGGGCCAACCACCGCCAAGAACAACATCAAGAGTTAACGATCCAGATGTAATTCGTTTAGAGATCTGAGCATCACCGGCCAACACGACAGTGTTTGCGCCAAGCTTCTTATTAATACCCGCAGCAATTTTTAAAGCTTCTGCACTAAGTGACATTATCCGATCCTATCTACGATTATTGTTGGATTAAATCCTCCGCCTTGTGACGGTTGTTTAGCTGCAATAGGTGTGCCACCTTGTCCGGTACCACCAACTCCAGTTCCAGCCTGAACAATTGGATAGCCGCAATCATAACAACGTTTACGTTGTGTGCCAACTGGGGCCATGTAATTGCCAGACATACATCCAGGACAACGTTCAGAGTCACGGGCGCTTTGTGCTCTAGTAACTAACTGATCTTGTTGTGGATCATAAGATACTTGAACATTGGGTGTCTGTTGAGGTGCTCGGTAAACGTTAGGTGCTGGGGGAGAAAGTGGCGGAGTATTTTGTGAAGGAGTTTGAGTACCTAATTTTTTTGACCACCAGTCATTATTCGCCATCTGATACCACCTTTGATTCAATTAATCCGATATTTGCTAAAGTTGAAACGCAAGAAACTGCAGCAGATAGGGAAACCATACGGAACAAATGGTTAAGCTGATCTACTTGTTCTGGAGTCATATCCTCATTATTATCCTCGTCTAACATATACGCAGAGGTGGCAATCTTTGCTGCGATATCTGCGTGTGCGTCTATAAAAGGAATTAAACCAGATATGTTTGAAAGCCTGTCTTGGCTAGCTTGTTCTTCCATATCAGCAACTTCTGAAGATATTGGAGGTAAACCCATGAGCTCTGCAATACCCTCTGTTGGGGTTAGCATTGCGTCATAAATAATTTCACGCATTAGTACAGTGAGAGGCACCTGTGTAATAGAAAGCCTCTTCTTCTTACGTCGAAATAGCCTCACTTAGCTTCTCCCCATCGTTTAACGGTAGTTATGTCCGCAAGTAATGGGACAGTTAATGCGTTAATACCTTCCATAGCCAACCTAATTTGTTCAGCAGTTTCTTCTGCTAGTTCTGTAGGAGTTACAGTAACTAGTTCATCGTGAACTGTGAGTATCAGGTTTGCCTCCCCCGGTATCATTTTATTAGCCCTAATCATAGCAAGCTTAATGATGTCCGCTGCCGACCCCTGGATAACAGTATTAAAGGCTTGACGTTCTGCTCTAGAGCGTTTCCAGACCTCATTTGATCTTAGATCGGGAAGATACCTGCGACGCTTTAGAAGGGTACTTGCAAAAGGAATTGGGGCATGACGACGGCTCTCACTAATCACCTGGCGTTTATACCTAGCAACAGATGGAAATTTAGAAGTAAAGTCATCAAGTAAATCTCTAGCCTCAGCTAAACTACACCCGATAGATGTAGAGATTTTATCTGGGCCTACACCGTAAGCTAAAGACAAAACTAATACTTTACCAGCTTTACGATCAACTCCCATAGTATTTCCAATAGTTGTATAGATATCTTCTCCGTTTAAGTAAGCACCGCACATAATTCTGTCTTGGCTAAACGAAGCAATTACACGAGGTTCAATCTGAGAATAGTCAGCAACTACTAAAGAATATCCTTCAGGGGCAACAAAAAGATTACGAATTGCTTTACCATTAGCAGTGTGCGGAGCCGGCACATTCTGCAAATTCGGATTACGGCTTGAGAATCGGCCGGTCTCCGCACCATACTGAACAAAGTCAGTGTGAATACGGCCCTTAAGCATTAAGCTCTTCTTAGCAGTAACTTTAGATTTACCTGCAAGAGTTCTAGTAATATCCCCGCCAAGATAAGGGATTACATAAGTAGTTAATAATTTATTTAAATCTGAATACTCAATAAGAGCATCTACTAATGGATCCTTTCCAGCCAGACCTTGTAAAGCCGGTTCAGATACAGAGAAGTCAGAAACAGAAGCAGGCTTACCCTCGTCAGCCCGCTTCTGCCCTGCTGGGGTTAAAACTTTAGGCTTTAAACCCCTGCCTCCATCTTTCTTGATGGAGAACAGTAACTTTTGTTTTTCTGGAACACTGTTAATATTAAAAGCCCTACCAGCTAATCTATAGATAGTTGCTTTGGTGGTCTCTAGCTGAACTTCTAGGTTAACCTTTAACTTTTCCAACTCGTTCACATCTATATCTGCACCGCGTAATTCCATGCGACAAATAACCTCAAGCACATCCATCTCAAGGTTAAAGATTCCACGAAGTCCATCTGCATCTAGTTGATTAGATAGTTTCAACCATAATTTCCAAGTCCACTCTGCGTCTAAACCAGCATAAGTGGCTACTTCATCAAAGCTATGCTTTTCTACCTCTTTACCAACACCCTTAACCATGTGATATCCGAACTCACGCTGCAGGCAGTCATCAAGTCCAAGAGAGTTACGGTTTTGATTATCTAAAATAAAAGAAGCGTTGAGGGTACAGGCGTACGGCTGAGAAGGCAGGCCACCGATGTACTTAGATACGCTTTGCAAATCAAACTTAAGATTATGCCCAGCCTTTACCTTAGAGCTGTTAAGTAAAGGCTTAAGAGCCTTAAACACCTCACCGGCAGTTAACTGTTCAGGAGCAGGGCCAAAAATACGTGTGGACTTACGCTCATCTTTACTGTAGTCAGAGTCACGAAGCTCTAAACCTTTTGCTACACGAGAGGCAGCTGAAGGGAGCAGCGGGTATTCGGTACGAAGATACTCACCGTTTGGATGACCCATGGGAATAACATCAACTCGATCATAGGTTGCTAATGCAATCCAGGTAACAATATTTTGACGAGGATCGCCTCTATGATCTCCAACAGTTTCTACGTCAAAGCAAAAAGCATCTACTGCGCCATAAGCAGTAACTAACTCATCGAGTTGTTTTTGTGTAGTAATAATGTTCATTCGCGCTCCCGAAGATTAGGTGCGCTGAGGGCTCATAGAGAAAAGGAGACACCAAGAGATGAGCCCTCAGCACGATTATTTGAGGTTAGTTAGCTGATGCAATTTCTCGAGCAATTTCAGCAAGTTCAGCCTTGGTAGAAGTGTGAAGTGCTTCTGGTCCAAGTGGCTTCATTGTTTTAATTAGCTCTGCTGCTGCAACAGGGTCAATACCCCAATCCTCAGCGAGGTCACGCTCTTTCACAGGATTGATTGTGTAAGAGGTTTTTGTACCGGTTCCACTCTTGCTTACAGCCCAGTATAGATCTGGACGGTTTAGAGGTCCGGTCTTTGCATTTGAATCAAGCTTCTCAAGCTGTCCGCATAGACGAATGCCTACAACCATTAACTGTAGTTGTGGATCTTCGTCAGACAAGTTAAGGACAGTAAACGCAAACTTTTGATCTGGCTTACTACCAACAGCAATGAGTGGGTCGCCCTCACCAATGCTAATAAATGATTTCTTACCAGGACGATTTACCCAGTGCTGCATGAAGGTCATTGGTTCATTACCAATAAACTTGATTAGCTGGACATCTTCGTCAAAACGGAAATCAGTTGCGAAGGATTTACTGGACTTGGCTACAGCCTTTTTAGCAGCTGCCCAACCAGTTTGAATGATAGAAGAACGTTCAGGAGTTTCTGTCTCGTCTTCTGCTGCGAAGATCTCTTCGAGAACTTCTTGAGTAGGGGTCTCGCTCACATATGTGTCGAGATTAGGTGTTGCTTGGTTTTCAATGCGGATACCCATTTGGGTATCTCCTTTCAGTCAATGGATCATAGGTTGATGGTCATATTAAGTTGTTTCTTGAGTATGAATCTTAGTCCACTTTTCCATCAATTCAATTGATAGATCGTGATGTCGATTCCAATCAACCCTGGGTGCTTCAAGAAGTCCCCGAGATTGAAAGCTCTCGATAGTTGCTTCGACAATTGCTCTGCTGTACATCCGCCATCCGGGCTTCTTTACACCATTAACAATCATTGACTTTAAGCGATAGGGTGCACGTGGTATATACCCTTTTCGTTCCCAAAGTCTCAAAGTAACTAACGGTCTGTTTAGCGCAAGTCCCAAAGAACCTGCACTGAACAATTCTAGCACCTTTCCATTTGGAAGAGTCTTTACCTGAGGTTCAGAATCCCAAGCTTCTGGTGTAGAAACTTTTCTAGGTTTTGCTTTTGGATCTGGAGCACGACGTTTGCGCTTTGACCCTGGGTAGTAATCATCCAGGCTTTCAAAGAGCTTGTCAACTTCGTCGTTCATATATAACCTTAAGATTTAGAAGGAATAAAGGCCCAGACCACTTTCTTAGGAAACATCGTATCAATTTCCTCTTCAGTAAGCAAACCTTCGTAGAGGCAAGACATTACTGCGTCTTCATTTAAAACTGGTTGCATCTCGAAACAACGCGAGTATAGATCCTTTTCTGTAAGGATCCTTGTTGCCTGCGCCATGTCTAAAGATTGAGAAACTTTACGTTGACGTTGAAGAGAACGGTAACCTTCTACTTCTTGGTCTAGCGAATACCACAGATGACCTTTGTCATCCGGCACACCTTCTTTATCAACTAAGTCTGATAAGAAAGATTTTACTTCTGATTGTTCTTTAGTTAGATCTTCAATTCGACGCTTTAAATTAACAAAGTGTTGAACCTTAGCAAGAATTGAATCTACGGGCTTCTTGTCTGGTGGAATGATATTTGGCATGGTGCCCTCCTTTGAATACCAGCCTATACCATCCCACCGACAAGATGCAAATTACTTAATAGGGATTTGCTTAGGCTTCTTTTCTTCAGGCAAAATGCGCTCCACGGTGATGGTTAGGAGGCCGTCTTCAAACTCAGCCTTGGTAACCTCCATGTGGTCAGCTAGGGTAAACTCTTGATCAAAGTCACGTCTAGCAATTCCCTGATGAATGTAGTCAAACTCGTTGTTACCAAGATGACTATTGATCCCCTCACCTGATACCGTAAGAATATTTTCTTGCTTAGAAATAGACAAACCGCTTTTATCAAAGCCAGCTAAAGCCATCTCAATATAATAAAGATCTTTATTTACCTGACGAATGTTATATGGCGGATACGAAGCTTGCTTTGCAGCAGTAGACACCTCTTTAAATACTGTAAGAAGAGGGTCAAATCCAATAGCCCAGCGATCAAAGTTTGGAAATAAACTATTGATTGTTACTGGCTTTGGAAGTACTTGCTTTGGCTGACCCCATTCGTGATCTGGGTAGCCTTTAGGGTTGGGCATAAATGCCATAATTATCTCCTTAGACGATAACTAGTTAATGACCCCCCAATTTGGGCAGGTCGTAGTGCATAACAACTATACCAGGAAATTTATTCCTTGATGTATGCCTTTAGAGCCTCAACAATAACGTCAGTAACCGTACGGCCTTCAATAGCGGCCTTTTCTTTTACGGCAGACCAAAGGTCTGTAGCAACACGGATAGTACGTGTTGGGGTCTTAGGTGCGTTAGGCATTTGACTATGTTAAACGAAGGCTGCTTCTAGGAAAGCCTTAAGTGAACCAAGATTTAAGCTAACTCCACCCCTATCGTCAATTCCTTCACCATCTACGACCGCATTTGCTATAGCCAATTTTTGTGTAAGCATTGCATGTTGACGCTCTTCAATTGAATCCTGCATAAGTAAATCTTGAATAACTATTGTTTTCCATTCGCTAGACGCCCTACGAATACGACCGTTCCTTTGTACAGCGAGGCCAGCATTCCACGGCAAGTCATAGTTAACGAGTAGATTAGCTTGAGGCAAGTCCACGCCATAGCCACCAGCATCAGAACTAACAAGGATGCGAACATTAGGATCAGTCTGAAACTTAAGTTTAGAAGACTCTTTATCTTTAGCATTCATTTCTCCGGTATACGGCGTGGATATATCTCGCCCTAGAGTCTCACGGATTATGTCAACCATCTTTACATAACTAGTGAATATAACTACTTTATTGCCTTCGTAGTCATCTAGAAAGGTATTTACATACTCTTTTAGTACGGAAAGCTTAGGAGACTTTGATAAAGAGCCTAGTAGGTTTAACTCCTTTAACTCTGCGGCATACTTAGAAGACTCTGCGGATACAGACAATAACTCTGGATGATCGCACAACATTCTTAAAGACAAAAGACGAGACATAATCTTTCCGCGTAATGCGTTTTCTTGATTGTCTCCACCATCGTAGTGTGAGAACAAATCAAAAGAAGAACCAAAAGACTCTATAGCTTCATCAAGAGTTGCTAATAAATCTCTGACAATATACTTATAAAGCTTAGCTCCAGCAGAATCAAAAGGAACAAGAATGGGCTCAGCAAAAATTGTTTCTGGAAGATAAGGGGCAACATCAGGATCTGATTGACGCTTACGAACACAAGCCTCGGACAAGGTCTTATTTAGTAAAGGTAAGTTGCGGTATCGTTCAACACCACCAAACCGATTACGTACAATAAAAGTTTGATCAAAAAGATCAAATCTACCTAAGACCTTAGAGTCAACAAATTGCATAATAGAGTAGAGCTCTTCTGGTTTTCCGTTTTCTACCGGTGTACCAGTAAGAGCAAACTTATAAGGACTAGATAATTTTTTTACGTGTCTGGATCGTTTTGATTTAAAGCTCTTGATTGCTGTGGCTTCGTCGCAGACAATGAATCCTGTAGGGAGCTGTCGTACATACTCCCAGTCGTTAACAACTTGCTCGTAGTTAATAATGACGTAATCCACGAGTGTATGCCCCCAGTCAAAGGCTTCTTGGTATTGGGCAGCACGCTGTTTTGGCGTTCCGTCAATAACCAAAGGTGTTGAAGATCCATCGGTAAACTTCCTTATCTGATCAGCCCATTGATACTTAAGGCTGGAAAGGCAAATAATAATGCCTGGCTCTGTTATTGAACCCTCATCCATGAGACGTTCTATAGCGGCAATAGTTAAAACAGTTTTACCCAAACCAAGATCGTATGCAACCAACATCTTTCCTCGGGTACACATGGCGTTTACTGCATCCGGTTGATACGGAAGCAGAGTGCCAGTAAATGTCATTAGTTACCCCTTATTATTGCCATTACTTCTACAAGTATAGCAGTGGCAGATTTAGGGCTTCCACTTTGGTAAAACTCGCTTACGTGAGCAATCTCGTTAATAATACGAGCACGCAGTTCAGCCTCAGTCTCCGTATATCGCTTTTTCCCCAAATACGCAGTGCTTAGCTTTTGTGATGCCGTACTGGATCTGCTCATACCCCATGTCTCCTATATCTTTTATACCGCTGGCTCCGTAATTAAAGAACAAGCATTCAAAGCCCTGCTCCTTACTTAGGGCAAGCATTTCCTTAGAAGCTTTTTCCCCCGCCTTATCAATATTAGGATTATCAAAAGCAAAAATCAACTTCTCAGCTTTACGAAACAAAGCAACCTGCTCTGAGCTAACACTGGCTCCAAAAGTTGATACGCCTTGACTCAACTTCATTGAGCTTAGTTTTACGACATCCAAAGGAGACTCAACTACGACCATAGTTGTAGAAGTCCAAACATCTAAACCAAAGAGCGTAGTAGATTTCTTGACTCCAGTAGGTCTATTGCGAAAAGTCCTATTGCTCTGACCCTTTTCCTGCCAACCCAAAAGCTTTGCATTCTCAGGATTTCTTATAGGAGTAATCCAAGCCTCTTGACGTCTATCCCACTTAACTCCATAAGTATCGCAAGCCGCCTCTGTAAGTTGGCGTGCTTGTAATGCCCAATCAGGTGGCCTGTCAAACACTGCAAGGCGTGCTTCGCTCATCTCTACCGGCTTAGGTAAAGAAACGTAAGACTCCCTGAGTTCCTCTAACTGTTTGGTTAGTTGTTCAAAATCAACCTCAACATTTGCACGAAGCCACTCTTTTGCAGCTTCAAGATCTAACCGGCCCCAAGAAGTGTTTAACTCCTTAACCTCGGCTACAAGAGTTAGAAGTGTGCCTTTGTATCCACAGGAGAAGCAGTGGTGGACACCAGAATCACAATTCATAGACCAAGAAGGGTTGTGATCTTCCCGACCAACACGCTCTAAGTGCATAGGACAATAACCCTGTAGCTCTCGGTTACGTTGTTCTGTTAGAACACCGAGACGCAACAAAGCCTGTTGAACATCTCCATCACGATACATCTATGAAAAGTCAGCAATCACTCGATACATAACCTCAGTGTAGACCGCAGCATTAGATGCTAGGTCTTCTGGATGATGCAATTCCTCAGCGGTGCTTGGCCAGTTAGAGTACATATAACCACGCAAGCTTTCTGCAAACTTATCTACAAACTGATCAATAGTCATATATCCGCGTTCAATAAGCTGCTCATCTGTAGGCATTTTTAATTTAGCCATTGTATTCTCTCCCGTCGATAGGTGTAGGAGCTGTTGCGAGTGCATCACACAAGGCACACTGCATATCAAGCATGTATAAGGAAATCTCCCCATCCTCAAACATAGCCTTTACATTCCACAAAGTCGAACCGCAAACGCACACATGCAACGGAGCGTCTTTGTCTCTAAGATCTAAACTCATATTAATGCCCTCTTTCGTCGTCGCATATTTCTACGTTCATTTGGAGTCGTAGCTCCCCAGATACCCTCAAGGCTTGAATCCTTGATTGCATACACCAAGCACGCTGAGGTTAAAGGACAGCTTTGACAAATAGCCTTTGCTTGTAGCACGGCTGCTTTGTCATCATAGTCTTCTGGAAAGAACATCTCAGGATCTACAGACGTACAAGCTTGAGTTCCATCAAATGGTACTGATTCCAAATAGAGATCCATACTCCTCGAACTTCCCTTCTTCCCAGTCCCATAGCAGATCACTTGTAGCCGGTCCGCAGTTACGGCTTGCAACGATACGTAGTTCACGAGATGTGTCATCTTCCTCATCTTGCTTTTGCAAACCGAGGATTACATCAGAGTCTTGATAAAAAGATGATGAGTAACCAATAGCATCTGCTGATACCTGGCGCTTCTTCATCTTCCACAATAGAACCTGAGTAGAGATAACAATAGGAAGTTTCTTAGCCATAGCTAAGTGCTTTAGGTTACGAGTGATGTTAGTAAGTGCTTGAGGACTATTGGATTCCCCAGTTACCTCATCAGTCATGAGATAGACACCATCTACAAATACGATGTCAGGACGAATCTTGTCGATCTTTGCAGCAAGACCTGTAACAGTCATTGCAGATACAGAATCGGTTAGATAGAACTTGTGCATCGTTTCCATTGCTTTCAACTCAGCCATGTAACGATCTTCTTCAGCTTTAGTCAGGGCCCCGCGAATGAGCCGAGAGTGAGCAATGCGAGCACGCATAGAATCGTGTCGCTGCTGCTGCTCTAAGTTGGTCATCTCAAAAGATTGGAACATTGGAACAAAGCCGTCTCTATGTACGTTGACTGCCATCTGCATTGCAAGGACTGATTTACCTGTCTTAGGTGGAGCAATAATGGTTACAAGTTGTCCTGGCTGTAAACCGGCAGTTGCCTCATCAATAGTTTTAAATCCTGTTGCAAAACCTAATAGACCATTTGGTCGTGTCTTAATATTTGTGTAATCATCAAAGCGTTTAGTGGCATTATCGGTTAAATCAATATCCCCCGATTCACGAACGCCCTCGTCAATTAGTCTTGCTACACCTTGACTAAGAACAGCAATAGCGCCGTTATGATCACCACTAGCAATAGCTTCGGAAGCATCCTGAACAACTGTGATTGCGTGCTGACGTTTGCGGTATTCAACTAACTGATCTAAAAGATACTCAAGAGTGTCATCAACAGCTAACAAACGATAAGTTGGAAAGTTATCTAGAACAGTAACTGCAGTGGGAACTTCTTGATACTTAGTCCAATGTTGACGTAAGAATCTCCATACTTGACGATTTTCATCAACAAAAAACCAGTCGTCAGTAACTCCTGCTTCAAGTAACGGAGATATATCTCGGGTTCGAACAGCTCGAGATAATAATCTGACCTCGTTGTCTGCTGCCACTATAACCTCCCAGTATCAATAAACTTACTGCCGTATCTTAAACCTCTTGATGGGATATCTACAACTCCCATAAGTTCCGGCCTATATGGTAAATCTGCTACTAGATCAGATACTACCGGGTAGGCAATCGCGTAGTTAAATGGATTAGTCCCAAGATTATTTAAATCTTCTAAAACCTCGTCCATCTCTTTTTGTGAGTACCCAAACCCAACTAATTCTAAAGTGTAACTAAACTTTTCTGCAAAACGCCAAAAGAAAGAAAGTTGCTGCCGGTTGTATACAGACTCTTCGCTGAATACTGGTATGCCCAATACCTTTTTTACGTTAGGTCTTTTATCGAGAATACAATCTAGAGTTACTGCAATTCTTAAAGGAATCTCGTTAGATATGTCGCCCCCACGCATATTTACAGCACTTCAATTTTGCCGTAAGTAATCAGTAGGTCTCTAAAAGCTTTAGGATCTCTCTGTGCGACAGCAGCATCGAGTTTAGATGCTTTGCTAGAGATAGCTGTTGGATAGACTCCGTCGTTCTCATCCATACGGGTTTTTACAAAACGGGTATGTTTGCAAGAATTTCTAAAGCCAAACCCATCACAGTTACAACGTAACCTTAAAGAAGACATGTTGATCTCTACTTCGTGAACTCCTGTGTCTGAAAGAAACAATTGCATTGCTTTCCAGTAAGTCATTGCTGTCCTCATCTACGTCGATCCCCTTTCGCTATTATGTCAATTGGAATGAAAGCTTCGTATGCAAAACTACCCATAGCTTCGCCATACACCGTGCTCCAACTTTTTAGTGGAACATTAGTTGTAACGATAGTTGGAAAACCAGCATTAAACCTAGAGCGTAGTAAAGCATCAAATGTATTTTCCGCCCAACCGGTGGCTGTGCGGTGTTCTTTGCCCAAATCGTCTAGAACAAATGTTCGAACGTTATGTTCTCTGGAACCCTCTCCGTAAATCCCATTGATCATAGTTTCGATACTGTCATCAAACTCAGACCACTGAGCCTTCTGAATCCTAAGAAGCTTTGGATAGTCCATAAACAGGGCTGGGCGCTTTGGGTTCAAATCTGGCATGCCCCAGGCCTCCCTAGACATACCCCTAATAAGCTCCTGAAGGGCCGTAGAGGCGAGAGTAGTCTTCCCGTGACCTGGTTCACCTACCAGGAGCAATCCACGACCGCAATTGGGGTTTCCGGCTGCTTGGATAATCTTCCCAGCCTTAACCATCTCAACCCACATCTTGACCTTTTCCAGGGAATCAGATGGCTCGATATCTGAGAACTCCCACCCAACAGTTTTCATTGGGAGGTTTGCTCCGTTGATTTGTGCCCGGAGTGTTCCGGGCAATTCTGAAATGTTATACATCACCCCTCCAACATCTTAAGTAACTTCTCTTGATGAGCCAACGTATCCTCGTCCAACTGAGTGGATTCTGCAACTCGACTAACAATTCCGTGAACTGTTCCGTAGTATTTCATAAACCGCTGGTATACCGGCAAACCTACACCAATATCGTTCAACATTCTAGGGTCATCAAAAAACATACGCATACCCTTAAGAATAGATATACGGGCAACTCCTTGCCCAACCAATCTGTTAATCCAGGTAATCAAATGTTTTCCGTTTACTTGATTTGGAGCACCGGAATGGATCTTCATGTACATGTCGTAAAACTCAGCAACTAGCTCACCAGTTGTCCAGTCTTCTTCTGGAACATTAATCCTGTCCCTAGACTCTTTCTCAACTTTAGTTTTCTTTGGTCGGGCACCCCCAACTTTTAGGGCGCTAACCTTTCCGATAGATCCTGAGTCATCTTCGGTATCTAGAACAACTTTGCGTTTTGGCTTTTCCGGGGTTGTGTTATCTCCGAGTCCTGGCCATCCCATTGCAACTTCTCCTTTTCCTTTTTGGGGCGCAGCCCCTATAGATACAGTTACGTTAGTAACTGTATCTATATCTTTACTACTAGTAGATAGATCACTAGTACTAGTTACTGTATCACTACCTATGTATAGAACGCCTGAAAATCCGTCGTCGGTGAATTTCAGTGTTGTACGCCATTGACCAGAGTTATCTTGGTGTCGGACAGCTTTAATGTACCTATGGAACTTAAGTTCTGACATAGCGTTTCTAATTGCATCGCGCCCTTCTGGAACAGATGCAGACATTTCTTCCGCAGATAAAACGCGGCCTACTTCAACATAGTATGCAAAAAGACCCCTAGCACGAAGTGATAGGTTTGGGTCTGAATATGGTGACTTCATAGTCTCCTCCTTCTTGGAGGACAGACTCTATAGTGGAGGAACCCTTCTTGGCAAACCGCGAACAACTCGCTCTGGGGTTCCGGTCACAAGATTCTCAATAATTACCGATGAGGTTAGTCCTAGAAAAGCGGCAGCTAGTACATAAAAGATCTGGTCCCAGCCCATTGGCCTAAGAACTAAACAAGCTACTGTGCTCATAGATATGGCAAGTAAGCCTCTCCACTTTCCTAAGGATATTAATAGTTCTTCTATGGCCGTTAATACGCAGGCTACAGCCCAAGCTGCTACTAATAGTTCAGTCATGGGTAGGAACCTACTCCTTAAAGATTACCTTGTCAAGGTGGAAGGTACGTCCCACACCCGTAGATGTTGGGTCGCAAGTTACCTCAACTTTTGCAAAAGAAACTCCAGTATTAGAGAATCTTGCAGAGCCAGTTACTTCAGTTTCCGCCAAGTTTGTAGCCGAACGGGTAAATGAGAACGTTGTATCTGTTACAGACTCAATAGTTATGGTTCCAGATAAGGATGAGTAGTTGTTAACAGAGAGTGTTACGTCTTCCCCGACAGAAAACTTGTGAGATCCACGAGTAGTTACTGTTACAAGGTTACTAGCCACAGATACGGCAGTTACAGCTACCGTTCTAGTGCCGGGGGCTACGATATCCATATACGCCCAACGATCATGTCTATTAATTACCATAGAGGTAGTTTTTTCTCTTAAAAAGCCAGTGCTTTCTGCATACCACTTTAACTTCAAAGTATATGTTCCGTAAGCGTCCTCATTTTCTGGCTTTATTGCAATTGATGTGTAATAACCAGTTACAGGATCTATATCAATTAGGTCGGTAATAATTCCAAAGCTAGTTGCCGCTGTAGAGGTTACTTTACAGAATGCTGCTCCCTGAGTTAGTAATTCATCAAAAATTGTTCCTCTAGAAATAGACCTCTTTAAGTTTGCTGAAACCCCATTCCAACCACTTAAGTTTAATTCAAAAGATGGGGATGTTAGAAGTGTTCCTGAGATCTCATTTAATCCTACGTTTGATTCGTGAGTTCTTACAGAAAATGTTGATCCAATTGGTGTTACAAGATTTAGAGAGGAAATAAGGCGTTGATACTTTTCAGTATAACGAACTCCATAAAAACTATACCCCGCGTTAACCATAGAAGCATACGTATAGGATACCGTTTCCCCAGATTGAGCTGGATTAGCAGTTGTAGTAGTTAAACTATTTGATGGATCAATAAACGGAGTGGCTACTCTTCCAAACTCTGCCTGAACTCCATCAACATGAAATACCTTTGTTCCTGACCCAGCTTCGCTTAAAGAAATTGTTATGTCAAAGCTAGTCTCTCCTACGTTTGCAATTCTGTTTACGTGAATGCGAGTCCAAGAAGAGGAGTTTGCTGAAGAAACTCTAAAAGAGTTTACTGCCTGACCGTTTGTTCCTATAGAGTATAGGCCGGCAACATTTTTAACGTAAGCAGAAATAACTACGTCTTCTCCGCCAATACATGCACCTCTTGGGTAATAAACTGTTGTGGTAATAGATCCCCCACCAGTTGCAGATACGTTTCCTCTTTTTGTACCAAATAATGGGTTGGAGGTAGAGACCGTAAAGGTAGTTCCAGATGCTGCGGTCCACTTACTTGTATCAGCAAATGCAGAGTTAGTGACCATATTAAGCTGGTTTCTGCTATCCCAAGTGCAGTCACTTGTAGGAAAAAAGCGTTGAAGATTTGGATTTGTTGGTACTGGTCCCCCATCTCCCTGGAAATAATCTGATATCTCAGGAAGCTCTACCATCATTACAGAGTCTACGTAAAATACGTCCCCCTCTTGTGCATCAGGGAAGTAAACAGAGGATTTAACTAAAGGATCGCTAAAGTCCTCTCCATTTACTGGGGACACTCCGTAAGCAGTAATTCTGGTAGCAGTTGCTGACAGCGTTGTAGTAGAACTATCCACATAGTATGGGGTTGTAGGGTAGTACTTTCCATCATTGTCTGAAAGAATCTGAACCTGTTCTTCGTAAGACTGTTTAGACGAATACTCTAGTCTAACCACGGCGGTTCTTCCCACAGGCCCACTTACATAAAATCCTACGGTATACGGAGTTCCTGGGTTAACTGTTTGCCAATCAGAAATTAAAGCTGCTTTAGCTGTAGACAAAGCAGTAATTTTAGCTACAGCTGTTCCAAAGATTTTTGCAGTAGACGGAGGATTAAAATCCTGAACTACTTCGGCGTTATACCCCTGCCACCAGCTAGTTCCTGAATCAAAACTTGGATTAAGAATAAAATTTTCTTGATCGGCTTCAATATTAACTTTAATTAATCTTGCGTCTTCGTACTCATAACTTGGTAGTTTACCTGCGTTAGTTATGCCTAAATTATCTGCTTCTCTAAAATCAAACATATCAAATATAACTTTAGTTGAGCTTGAGTTTGCAGTAAGAGATATGGATATTTGTACATATTTTGAATTTATAGGGGCAAGCAATCCGTCGCTAATTCCCTCAGACGCAGATCTAATTTCTTGCCAAGAAGTAGTAGTTGTTACAGCTGTTCCTGCAGAACTTGTAGATAATGTGGATCCAGATTTATCTAGCCACTTTAAAGATATAGAAACGTTAGCAGAATCAGTTAAATGTCTAACCCATCCTTTAAATATGTATCTTTTACCTACTATAACTGGAATTGTGGTGCTTGTTCCTGAGCCTAAATTTAAAGTTTTTGTTGCAGTATTTGATACTGTTACTACTCCGCATCCAACTTGACGAAGTGGCCACGCTGTACGAGATAGCGGTACTGTTGGTGGTACAAGAGAAGTACCTAAATCAGCTAAAGTTGTAGCATATTTTTGATGAACAATGGTTGCTCCGGTACTTGAAAAAGACCAATGACCTATGCTTTCTTCAAAAGAAGCATCATTATAGTCAAGAATAAGGTTTCTACCTTGCTGTACAGTAGCTCCCCAGTGAGTTAACGCTGTTGCGTATGTAGTAATAGCTGCTGAAGTTCCTTTAACAGCATTGATAAAGTTACCGTTTTTGTATAAAGACCTGTGGTAGGTATCCCCCAAAGAAGGTTCATAAATAAATCCTAGATCTGTTACTTTATTTTTTAATAAAATTGATGGAATATTTCTAGCATCAGCATAGTCTTGAAGAAGAGACGCTTGTACCCTAAGCTTGTCGTACTCAAAACTATAAGCATCAATAATTTTACTTAAAGCAGTTTCTTCTGCTTCACCAATTGCGTCACCTATGCCGCTTGTTTCATTTAACCAAGCCGCTGGTAGCCAACGTTTAAAGTATTCGGGTGTTTGTGTAGAAGCAACGGTGTTTACTACAGTACTTCCGCAGTTTATCCAACGACTATTTGCATAGCTATTTATATTTCCAGATCCGTCAACTGACGCAGTAAATACCCAAATAGTGTATGTAACTTCATGGTTTTCTGTAAGAGTTGACTCATCGTCTACATACGTAAGTCTAAATTCTGAAGGTAACGCTCCGTAATCTAATACGTCTCCAACGTATGGATTATCTGGGACACCGACATAACTTCTAACAAGACGCCAAGCTATAGGTACATATGGGGCATCATCTGGATCACTAATGATAGATTTCCAGGTTAGAGAAACAGTTTGGTAGTCGTATGACCAACCAAAAATACCAGAAGAATAGTAAAGGCGATTAGCATCTACTTCTCCGTACTTTGGTAGTCCATACGTACCAAAACCATATTTAGCCATGTGTTATGCCCCTGTAGTTTCTTACATTCCTGAAAGTAAAAATGGATTAAATGGGTTTCCTTGAGCAACTTCATTTGCTGTATTTGCAGTGTTATTTAGAGTAGTGTACTCGGTGCTACCAACGTATAAAACGTTTGCTGATCCAACCTTTGGTAGTCCGTCAAAATTGACATTAAAACGCAGAGTATTTGCTGCGTTTCTAGTTTCTAATAGGTTAGCTGATCCAGCAGTGGTTTTAAGTATTACTCCGATAGTACCGGAAGCAGGGTTGATTGAATCTCCGCCCTTATTAAAATAAGGTGATCCAATTACTCCGCTTACAAGACCCGCCTCAATATTTGCTAGTCGTGCTCCTACTGTTGACCACGATGTGGTCTGAGAAAATGTTCCTGCATAGTTAGAGCTAAGCACTAGGTTACCCAAAGTGGACTGTACGGCACGTGTTTCATCTTGAAGAACGTTTACGTGGTCGGCAAATACGGTGTCTACTAAGTCTACTTTATTAGTAAAGGTTCTAACCGACGTCGGGTACTGTGCTGGCATTGTCTTACCTATCTCTCTAGTTTAGGTTATTTTCTAACACTGGCGGCTAGCTGTCATGACAAACCGCCAGTTACGTTAATAACTAGGTTTGCAGTTTGTAGTACAGGTATGTAGCCATCTGTAGAGGTTATGGACGGGGTTACTACAGACGACCCATTATCAGTATTAAATTTAGTTACGTTTACTGAAATAACTCCATCAATTGCCTGTGCTTTTGCAATTACGGCAGACAACGCTACTGTTTGACCAAATGTTACTGTTTCATAAGAAAATAACCCACCAGGATTAATAAAAGCTGCCCTAATATTTCTAGCAATTTCTGAATTTCTATAAGAAGGCTTGGCTGTTATAGCTAGGGTGATATAAAAATCTCTATAAGTTGGTTCAATAACTGTCAGGGTAGTTCCAGCAGGAATTTTTGATGCCATGTATGTCTTCACTGCATTTGAAACAGCAGTCCAGGTAGCTGTGGGCGATCCACTTACAATTCCTGGAGTAACAGAACCATCATTTTGAGTTTGTAAGTATAAATTTACAGCGGTGTAAACAGAAGAAGCTGCTTTTACTTTACCTACTTGCGGTACAAGGCTAGCTAAGGCTTCATAGTCAGTAAGAGTTACTGCACGTCTTTGAGCTGAGATTGCGTTTTTCACTTTAGTTCTAATTTGAGTATTGTCGTCGCCATCCGCACCGCCATAGCTTGCTGCTGGATTTGTAACTGCTAGGTAACCAACAATTTCTGGAGTATTGTTTCCAGGAATGAACGTTACTTCTTCAATAGTATCTGCGGATAGGTTTCCAGCTGCTCCTACAGAAACTTTATACAGTGCGCTAATGACTTGACCGTATGGCGGAATAGATCCGTTTACTCCATCACCAAATACTACTGATGTTTTGCCCGTTTCATCTACGCTTGTTGTAAACACAAGTGCGGAAGGACCAAACTCAGATAAAGTGTCTACGAATGTCCAAGGAGCAAATGCTTCGCCTTGACCAACGTATACAACGATTGATGTATCAACAACATTTGTGTCTGTTAATTCAAAAGATTGATCAGCAGTTCCTGCAGATGTTCCTAAGTTAACTGGAAGAGGTTTATTAGTTGTTGCGCTAATTAAGTCAGGACGATCTGTGTTTACTGTTTTTCCTTCCTTAGCTAACAGAGTTATGTTATCTCCAGCAGCTAATTGTACAGCACTCTCAATAGTCTCAAAATAAACTTCTGTATAGTTTCCGTAAAGAAGGGTTGCTAATACTTGAGTTCCTACCGGAATATCAATAGGACTATCGCTTATGTTCTCAAAACGAACAGATACTGTGGCTGGCGTTGGACCAGAAACTCGGTATCCAAAAAGCTTTCCAATATCAACAAGTGTTTTTCTACGAGCTGCGGTATCAATTGAAAGCTCGTTAGCAACTCTGTCAATGTAATAGGACATTACGTCACCCATGTAGGCAAAAGACTCCAAAATAACAGTGCCTAAATCATTAGGGTCGTCAGCACTCCAATCGGTGTCTGTTCTTACATTTACAAGACTTGTAAGGTCTGTTATTAGAGAGTAATAGTCTCTAGATGTATAATCTATTTGGTAAGGGACTTCATTAGCCATTATTCATCACCTCGTAGTAGAGCCGTTTGGATTTAGGGTTGTGCTTAAAACGTTAACAGTTGTTGATGTAAAGTCCGGCAAAATAATGTTTACTTCTACCCCTACTTTTCCTGAATTATCAAAAGTGGTTACATTTACGGAATCCACATCTACTTCAGGTATCCAGGTGCTTATAGCTTTTCTAATAGCTTGATCAATAGCTTTTTTAGCATCAGTTTGGTTTTCAAACATGGCTCTAGCAACATCTGTGCCATACGTAGGGCGCATTGGTCTTTCTCCAACGGCGGTGGATAGCAAGGTTAAAACCCTATCTTGATAGATTTTAGTTTGATTTTCTGTAGACTCTACAACACCAAATGGATCAAGAGTAAAAGGATATGAAATAGCTTTCATTTAGGTTCCTGTACTCCTACCCATACTGGTTCGTTTACTAATCCCGCAACAAACATTACCCAAACTTTTTGTCCCTTTTTAGGCAATAGTCTGTGAAGAGTGTGCTCTTCTGTAGCGCCTATATCAGTAGCATCATTCCATTTTTTTGTGGTGTTTGCGACAGTTTTATGCGGATGTTTAAGGGTACCAGCCCCTGCTTTTGCTACCACTGTAAGCGCGGGTACAGTTACTGAGTGGGTATGAGCGGTGCCTGCAGAAGCGGCTCCGGAGGTCACCGTTGTGGCGGTAGTAGTTAATAGGGCGGCAATCTGAGCAGCGGTATGTTCTTGATGATCAGGATGGTTTGAATTTACCGTGATGGGAAGAAGAGCCCTAGCCCAGTTACTGGTTTCTTTACCAGTAACCGTAACAGAAAGCTTTATCCTGTTTTTCTTTAAAGGATCATTTATGTCTACTACAGTGCCTTCGTACAGGCCAAAGAATCTTGGCCTACCCTGAGGGTCTAACATGTATTCCATATCGTTAGCTATTGCCATTATTTTGCCGCCCATGTTGTAGTTCGTTTAACGCTTGAAAAATTTGGTACCTCAGTTTTATATATGTTGGGTTCATAAGACGTAGGTGCTGCTGGTGCGTACGCTGGAGCTACTACTTTACTAGATGGCGCATATGCTACAGATGACTCTACCTTGCCAGCGTTTACGCCAAAAGAGTAATCTGTAAGGGTGGATGGGGCCGCATCTAAAGACTGTTCTGCTAGTTCTGCGGCAAAATCGCGTACTTCTGTATCTGCCCCCACATTCTCTGATACATCTCCAAGAACATCTGTACCAAGTAAAACTTCTAATTGATAAGAAGCGTTACCGCTACCAAACACGTGATCTACACGTAAAACAGTCCAGTATCCAGACATTCCCTGAGAAAGTCCGTCTAGATAAATTAATTGACCAACTTTTACTCCGGCATCTCCAGCAAGTATTGCGACTCCTCGATATTTATATCTGTACGTTTCAGCTCGGTCAGTGGCTATGTACTTAGCATCTGCTAAGCTGGTAGCGCTTTCAAAAGGTAAATGACGTATAAAAGTTGCTTTATTTGTAGAAGAGGAATGAGTTGCAGTCATCAGATCTCTCCATTTAAATATGCTTGACTTGGTATAACAACGCCTAGCGTTTGTTTAGATCCAGGTTTAGAACTATGAGTAGTGCTTATAGGGGCATCTGTTACTTGATGGATACCAGTAACTACTCGATCCACAGTAGCTCCCAACATATCTGGAGCTTCATCTGAAATCATAGGTTTAAAGCTATATACGGTGCCAAATTGAGAAGCTACTTTAGATAGTGGCTTTATGTTTTCAGTATAAAAATATGGAGCAGAAGATCTGCTAGAAGATGACAACTTATCTTTAGACATAAAATATAGTGTTGTTTTTTCTGTCTTTAAAGCAAAACCTGTTTGATTAGCTAACGTACGAAGAAGTTGCCAGTCGCTTTGACCCGCTTGAGTTACAGCAGAAAACACTCTTGGATGTCTTTGGGTAACCGCTTTTAGACCGTACTTAGAAGCAATCTTAGAAACTACTGCATCGGCAGTTACATTTTTATATATCTTTTGATCGGTATTTTTTAATAAATACGATGGAGATACGCAATATACTTCAGTTTCATTTTCTTCAATAGTGGTTGGTTTAATGCTATGCACATACCCGATAAAGGTGTTTTCGTTAATACCGCTAGTCCATTTAAACTCAACTGGATCACCAGAAACAATAGTTCCTTCGTTGCTGTTAACTTTTCCAGCAAAACGAAGGGTTAATATCTCATGCGAATCTAGCTCTTGTGTTAATCTTGCGCTTATTAAGGTAAGGGCAAAATCCGGGCTTTTACTAAACGATACAGATCGACTGTGTGGACGTTCAATAGGCAAATTAGCACGTAAATTTTTACTTAAAATAGTCACGGTTAACTCCTAGGAATCCGTATTACAGTTCCCTCTTTTATAGAGAACGGGTCTTGGATAGTAGGGTTGATGTCCATAATTTTCCACCAAAGAGTTCCGTTACCAAGAAATACGTCCGCTAAATAGTCAATGCGGTCACCATCTACCCAGGTATAGTCAATATAACTAATCTGAGTTGCTCCTGGAAAGTCACGATAAACAGTCCAGTTAAATAAGCCGGTAGTTTTATTCTTGATTTGTTGAGCGTCTCCGGTGTAATAGCGTGATGATCTAAATACAGCCATTATTCAATACCCATAGCCCCTCTAGGAGGAACTCTTCTAGCGGTACTAGAAGAACCACTCGCTGTAGCAGACGCAGGAAGCGTCTGAATAAGCTTAGTCTTAGAGTCAATACTGAGGTACTTAGACTTGTCGTAGTAGAAGTCTGGAATACGCTCAAGAGTGAGGTCCACCAAACTTCTAATAGGGATCATTTCTTTAGTAAATAGATCGTGCTGTACCGTAAGACTAGAAAGAATTACTTTGTACCTTAGTTGATCGTTTAACTTAAAGATAAATGGCAAGGAAGTAACAAAGCCCAAGTTAGCAGTAGCCATCTCTAGGTTACCTACTGGGTTTCCTAGTAGGGGTGCTTTTTCAGGGTTACCGTTAAACACGCGGAACATGTACTCCATATCGTATTCAGTTCCACGTCGTAATAGCCCTTCACACTGCTCTGGGGTTAAATTAATAGGGTAGTTGGGGGCACCAATAGTAGCCGTTCTTCCATCCATAACCCATCTACGAACGGTGTTCATATCCGCAACTCTATCTAAAACTAAGCGTAGAGATATTGTTCCTCCGCCAGTAATTAATACGGCGTTATTTTCGTTTTTTCTACCCCAGTCAACGTTATTAGTTTGAGACATTTGATAGTTGTAAAAAGTAGGGTTAAAGATAAACCTAAAACCCCAAAACTTTTGTACCTTGCTGTCGTAAACCTTTGCAGTATTAGATACCAGATCAGGATCTTGATAAAACATGCCTAGTTGATTGTAGGAGTTACCGTCATCGTATGAGTCAGTTCCACCCCAGGCTATAGGAGAAAAATGACGTGTCATAATGTGTGGAGGGGGGTTAAATGTCTCAGCAGACTTTAAAGTTTCTGTAGTGGTTACGTTTGGTGCTGCTGGAGGAGTAGTAGCCGGTGTTACTCCAGAAGCTTTGCTGCAATCAGTACTTTCTAATTTTTTGCGATAAGCAATAGCTTCATTTCGATAAGATTGAGCAGTAATGGTTGCCTTTGTTCCTGGTTCAACGTATGCTTTTCCTGTAGATACCCAGTCCCAACCAGCTGATTGCCAAATATTTGTTTTAACTCGTCCTGCGGCAGCATGATCTGCATATGTTGCTGTTGGATAGGCTTTAACATCTGATTCAAGAACACCAACAATGTAGTATTGAACCTGTCTTTTATCCGCAGTTTGTTGTTGAGCAACGGTTATTACTTTCTTAGCCTTAGCATCCCAATAACGATACCTAGCTTTAATTCCAATAAATCTTTTGTTACATACGTCAGATACAAAGCTTTCTACGTCTGCAGCACCGTCAAATACACCCTTTGGGGTGGCAGTTTTTACGACACGTTTTGTAAAAATAACACTAGGCACCTTTACGGTTTGCCACTTATAACCACCTGGCCCTCTGCTTATAAGGCCCCAGTCTTTAGTCGTGTTTTGTCTAGGAACGTCAATAGTTAACGTTAGGTAACCTTCAGTTGCCTGCGTATAAGTTGTTCCATCAAAGTCAACAATTTTAGTTTTATTTGCAGCTCTAATAGGTCTAGCAGAGATGTTACCTAGCCAAGGAATTGTGGTAAAACTTTGCTGCACTACTATAATAGTTAAAGAAGGAGTATA